GCCATGCGCCCGATGGCCTTGATCACCGCGGTGATCACGTCGTCGGACGAAATGGCCGTCGACGCGACGCTGGCCGTCGACGTGATGCCGGTCGGGGCGTTGCCGCCGACGCCGTAGAACGCGCCATCGTCGTGCTTGGCGCCCATCGCCGCGGCCAGGCCGCGCCGGATGTACTGCTCGACAGCCGGCTGCGAGTCGGTCAGCAACTGGTTCGCGACGGTCGCCAGCGCGGTCAGGTTGCGCGCCGTCATGGTCTTCTGTGCCGTGGTCGGGTCGCCGGCGTCCTGCGCCGTGGCATTCTGCGCCGTCCAGCCGGCCGTGAACGCGCCGATGGTCGGGGCCGCCACGACCAAGCCCGGCATCGGGAAGATCGTCACGTTGGGCAGCTGCCGGGTGATGACCTGCTGATACAGCGCTTCGACCACGATGTTGGTCTGGATTGTCGGCACGAAGTGCTCGCCGATCGCGCTGCCGACCGTGGTCGCCATCGCCTTGAATGCCGCCTTGGCTGCCAGCGTTCCGTCGTACTCCAGTTCCTGCGCGCCGCGCGACAGGTTGAAGAAGATCGAGTCGCCGGTCTCCCTGGCGGCCTTGACGGCCCAGGTCAGGGGCATCGCTTCGGCCCAGGCGCTGTTCGGGCGGATCACGGCCGGGGCCTGCGGGGCCGGCCGGCGAGATGCGATCAGCAACCCTTCGAACTTCGAGGCCGTGGCCTTGATCGCGCCTTCGGTCGCGGCCTGGACGGCCGCGTCGATCTGCGCCTGCGTAAAGGACGGTTCGGCCGGCGCGACAGCCTCCGGCGGCGCCGGAGGCTCGGCCGGCTGCGCGGCCTTCACGGCCGCGACTTTCTCGTCGACGGTTTTGTCGATGAGGGCATCCAACTCTTCCTTGGTCATGTCATTTCCTCTTGAGCGCTTCCTCGATCCTGTCCTCCACGAGACGGTAAATCTCTGTGTCGCTCAGGTCGAGAATGCTCTTGACTGGTAGTGCTTGCGTATTGGGGTCGCCCGTCGCCGCCGCAAGCGTGGCCGGATCGTCGGGCGGGATACTATCCTCCGTGGGGAACTCCGCCGTCATTTCGTCAAGCAGCGCCTTCATGGCCTTGATGCGCTCACGGTTGCGCCTCGCAAACGTGGCCCCGGCCTTGGTCGCTGCATCGCCCGAATCGGCGGATTCAATCCGCATGGAGTTCTCCAGATCGGTCAGCACGCTCTCGTACAACGCGCGCACCGCCGGCATGGCGATGGCGCGCGGGTTGATGGCTGTCTCGTAGGTCTTGGCGTCCATGAGGCTCAGGGCAGCCACAGGCCACGATGACACGTAGCCTGGCCGGCCCAGGATGCCGGTCGGGCGCACCAGGTGGGCGATGGCGTCGGACGACGCCCGCACCATGCCCTTGACCGCGTCGTCGTAGATCTTCGCCGCGATGCCCTTTGCCTTATCGAGCACCACGCGGTACCACTGGCCGGAGGCGTCGCGCCGGCCCTTGGCGGCCCAGCCGATGGTCTCGACCACCGGCTCGCTGCGCTCGTCGAATCCGTGCCAGTACACCACCGGCACGCTCTGCATCGGGCCCAAGTCGGTCTGCGCGTCGAACGTCTGACCCTGCCGGTCCCTGCCGTGCGGCACGCCCAGCACGTCGAGGGCCAGCTCGCCGGCGTCGCTTATTGCCTTGATCGCTGCCTCCGACTCATTCATGTGATCCCCGAAAAAGAAATGCGGCCACAACTTGGTAGTTGTGGCCGCGTGATAACGCTCGACCTGTATATGCGCGACGTGCGCGCTTGTTACTGAGGATTGTACTACTGCGCCGCGCGTCACTTGCCGCCCGGTGCCAGAGTGTTGCTCTTGTCGTTCTGTATCCAGTCGACGGTCAGCTTGCCGATCCGCCCGATCATCGACCGCCGCTGAGGCGAGGTGTCCAGGAACGCGCGGCCCAGGAAGTCGTGCGGCTTGGTGCCGGGGTGCCACACGCGCTTGGTCATTACCAGGTCACCGTTCCTATCCTTGAACACCAGCACGCCGCCCGGTTTCTTCGGCCGGATCTCGTGCGGCTTCGACCCGTAGATCAGCGACTTGATCACCACCGGCGGGCGCTGGTCGTCGCCGATCATCACGCGCAGCTCCACGTCGGCCGTGCCGCGCTTCTTGATCTGGTAACGCACGGTCTGCTGGAGCCGGCCGGTGTCGACGTTCACGTCGTCCGAGATGGCCGTCACCAGGATCGCGCCGTACTCGTCCAGCTCTGCCGTGGCGGCGTCGATGATGGCCTGCTTGGCCTTGGTCATGCGCCCGCCCAGCTCGGCCAGGCGCCCGGCCTGGATCGAGATCAGGTTAGTCGCCGGCATAGATCACCCTTACATCGGCGGCGCGGAACGCCGCGCCATCAACGATCACCACCGGCTCGGCCTTGGTGGCGAGTAGCCCGCCGTGCTCGCCAAAGCGCCGGATTGCCTCGATGGTCCCCTCGCCTGCCGGCGTCACCGCCCGCATGCCGACGAAGTCGACGATTGGCATGGTCTGCACCGCGCGAGTTGCCTGCTGCAGCTCCTCGTGCTGCCCCTCATCCTGCGGATCCGGCTCATCCTCCTCCCCCTGCTCGACTGGCTCCGGCTCTGGCTCTGGCGTCGGCCGCTCGAACGTCGGCCGGCTCGCCTGCGTAATAAGCAGCGCGTCGTCGGCCAGCGGGTCGTTGATCGGCTCCTGGCCGATCATCTCGCGCGCCTCGTTGACCGAGATGATGCCGGCCTGGAGCGCGGCTCCGGCGGCCTCAACCTCCGTGCGCTTGCGGACGGCGAGTTTCTCCAGGTCCTCCTGGAGCGCCGGCACCACGGACAGATCGGGCGCCAGGAACAGCCCGGCCTCGCGCGTCTCTGGCCAGCCGCCCCACAACAGGTCGTAGGTCAGCACCTCGGCCATTCGCCTGACCTCTGGCGTGCCCCACGTGTCCCAGAAGTTCTTCGACTGCTGCGCCGCGTTGGCCAGGACGCTGGCGTCTGAGTAGTCGCCTGCCAGGCTGGGAGGGATCGAGTAGGCGCCCATGATCTCCTTGATCAGCCGCTGGCTGCGCTCCTCGCGCTGCATCTGCTGCGCTGTCAACACGCCGGCCTCGTACGTGAAGCCCGGCGGCAGGAACGCATCGTCGCCGGCGTTGCGAGGGTCAGAGCGGTGCGCGCGCCAGCCGGCCATGAAGGCCTTGGCGTCGCCCTCGATCACGTTGAAGTCCACACCGACGATGCCGCCGCCCTGACCGCCGCGCTTGTCGATGGACTCCTGCGACAGGTCGGCCAGGTTGTAGCGGTTGATCGCCGCCAGCGCCGTGGCGGTCGGGCTGCGCGCTAGGCGCGGATCGGCGTCGTCCATGTAGTAGTCGCGGATGATGTCCTCCGGCGGGTACATCTGGCCGCCGTAGCGGTAGCCGAGCACCCACTCTCCCCCCGGCACCATCTCCACCAGGTGCGCCGGCAGCACGTACAGTTCGCGCACGGCGTCGGACGAATCGCGCACCTTGAGCGTGTAGGCCGTGCCGTGCAGAGCCTTCTGCCTCTGGATCTGCTCCTTGTAGCTCGTGGCGTCCAGGTTGAGCGGGTTGACCTCGATCAGCAAGTCGAGCACGGGGTGATCAGTCACCTCCTCCGGCTCGTGATCCGGCATGCGCCGGTACAGCTTGATCGGCACGGAGGCGATGGACATGGCGCGGGCCGTGACGCAGTTGGACGCCCACGGGTTGTACTTGACCGCGTTGATGTATCCCAGCGGCGTGTCGGCATACACCAGCTGCCGGCCGCTGCCTGCGTCATTGCCGGACATCCACAGCTGCGACCAGCTGCCGCCCGGCCAGACGGCGGACTTGACGGCCAGGGCCGCCGCCGCGGGCGCGGTCGAGGCCTGGGCCGGTGGATCCGGCCGGAGGGCCGCCGCCAGTCGTTGGATCAGGTTTGCCATGTCTGTATCACCCCCTCAGAAGCCGTATTTCTGCCGCGGACGTTCCAGGTACATCACCAGATAGCGCAGGGCGTCCATTGCGTGATCGTTATCCTTGACCGGCTCCTCTTTCGTCGGTTTGCCGTCCACGCCCTTCGGCCACACGTAGCTGTCGAACTCCTCGACCAGGCAGGTCGTGCGCTTCGCCTCCACCAGCGCCTCGTCGCGCCCGGCGAGAGAATCGCGCATGACGAACAGGCGCGGCCGGCCATCCGGCTGGACCTTCAGGCGCGCCTGCACCTTCTGGATCCCGTCCGCGATGGACTTCGTCGCCGCAATGGTCCTGATCCCATGGATCAGGAATGTGGCGCGGTCGCCGGCGTCGTGATCGGCGACTGTCGCCTCGATCTGCTCACCAGCAGTCAACGCCTTGACCGTTTCGGCGGCCTCCTCTGGCGGCACCCGCGTCCGGTACATCTCGCGGTAGATATACAGCCGGCCGTCGTTGTCGATGGCGCCCCACAGGCAGACGAACGGATTGGTAAAGCCGAAGTCGATGCTCCTCACCCGGCGCCAGTCAGCCGGCACCGGGAAGCGATCCACCAGGTGTACAGCGCGGTCGAATTCGTACACCACGCCCTCGGCCTGCACCCAGCGGCCGAAGCGCAGGCGCTCGCGCCGAGCGCCGGTGAGCGCATCCAGCTTGCCGATGTATTCGCGCCCCTCGCGCGTCCAGGCGCCGGAGCGCCACAGCCGCGGGTTGTCCTCGTGCCGGCTCTCGATCATCTGCAGGGCGCCGCTCTGCTCGCGCGCCTTCAGCCAGTGCGTCGGCCGGTCCGGGTTGGTGTCTGAGATCAGCTGCTGGACCGGGGCACGGTAGTTGCGCAGACGCGTCGTCAAAGACTCCCAGTCGTTCTCAGTCAGCTCGATGGCCTCCTGGACATAGATCACGTCGTACTCCGTCGACATGATCTTGCTCGCCTTGTCCATCCCGCCGACGACCATCTCAGATCCGTTGTCGTAGAGGTAGTGCTGGCGATGGTTGCGCGTGAGATTCCCGATCAACGGATGCCCGTCTCCGATGACGTGCTTCTCGAAGGTGAACAGGCCGGACTCCGTCAGGCTCTCGCGCGTCTTGCGCACCACCAGCGCGCGGGCGCCGGCATGCGCCTGGAGGATGGCATGGACGCGCTCCAGGCAGGCGCGGCTCTTCCCGGTGCCGGCCGGTCCGCTGACGCACACCTCCGGGGCCTTGGACTCAAACAGCATCCGCAGGGCCCCCATCGGCACGTACTGCGGACGCGCCTGGATACTCTTCAGGCGCTCCAGCATCCTCTGCTTGGCGGGCAGCGGCCAGCCGCGCCAGCTCTCGCTCGATTGCTGCGTCAACATCTTCCACTCTTACGTCGTGCTTCTCTGCCGGGTACAGGTCCAGCAGCTTCGCCTCGTCCTTCGCCGAATCAAGCGCGGCGCGCAGGTCTCCGCCGTCCAGCGCTCGCCGGCGCAGCTCTCGACGGATGGCAATATGCTCAGCATAGACATAGGCTCGCTCCACTTCCGAGATTCGCCTGATCCTCTGCTCGGCTTCCAGGATGTAGTTGCGCGCCTGGCGCTCTTTCACGTTGAACTGCGCGGCAATGTCTGCTACCACCGCCCAGCGCGCGGTGCCAGAGAGCAGCATCTTGCGCACCGCCTCGATCCGCGCCTCCGTTTCGACCCTGGAGGCCTTGGCCCGGCGGATTCCATCTGCCTTGGCGCCTGGCGCGGATTCCATCCGCTCTGCCGGCACGCCTTCCGGCGCGCTCACACCATCTCCGTCCACCGTTTCCCCCACTTCTCACGCAGCCAGCCGTCGTCCGCGTCCCAGGTGTGCCCCATCCGGCGCGCCGTCTCGCCGCCGGCGTGCTCCACGCGCAACCCATCAGCCACGGCAAAGCGCGATCCCAGCATGCGCGCGCGGTAGCACCAATCGATGTCGGCGAAATACCCGGTCGACCGCTCGTCGAACGGCCCAACCGCGATCCAGTCCACCATGCTCACCATCGGGCAGCACCAGTCGATCCATGAGACCGGGCGGATTCCATCCGAGTCTGCCCGGTGAAACAGCGCGTGCGGTGAGTTGAACGCCGGCGTGACGACTGCATAGCCACCAGCCGTCGCCTGGCCGGCCAGCTCGCGCGCCATGTCCGGCGACGCGCCGGCCACGTCCGAGTTCAACATCCACACCCATTCGGCGCCCAGTTGGTACATGCCGACCATGGCGTCGTTCCAGCCGCCGGCGAACCCGCGGTTCCGCGGCAGCCAGATGTGCGCCCCCAGGATCGACGGCTCGGATCCGTTGTCGACGATCATGACCCCCGGCAACTGGCGCTGCATGGCGTCGGCCAGGTCGGGCGTGTTGTGCACAAGGGTGGCCGATACGATGTGTGTCACAGCCTGGCCTCGCGGCTCTGAGCCGCCTCGAATTGGCGATGCGCCTTCGCCACGGCGTCCACCATCCAGCCCTCCACCTCCCGGTGGCCCTGGTACGGGTGCAGGGGCGCGCAGATCAGCCCGCGCAGCCCCTGGGCAATGGCCGCCGGCGCGTGCACGGCCAGCCCCTCGGCGTACTCCGCGCCGACCCAGAAGTCGAGGGCCGGGAAGGCCGCGCGATCGCGCGCGACGCGCTCGAACTGGTCCGGCCCGAGCGGGAAGTGGGTGAACTGGAGCGCGTTGACCGGCTGCCCACTTCCGGCCAGCACCTCGTACACGGCGCCAACGTGCAGGTTGCCGGTCCACGGGTAGCGCTCGTGGTAGCGGTGCAGCTGGCACCACAGCCCGCCGGCCTGCGTCGCGCACATCAGCTGGATGTCCAGCGTCGATTGCACCATCGCCGCGCGCAGCCAGGTCTGCGTCTCCTCGGTGGCGTAGTCGGGCATCGCTCCGGCGCCAAAGGTGAGCCGGTAGTTGGCCAGGGCGAACTCGTCGTAGTAGGCCGGCCCGTACGGCGGCAGGAAGGCCTCGCCGGCACAGGTGTGCGATGCGATGACCAGCACGTCTGGAACATCGTCGCGCACATCAGCGCCTGCCGCGCCGTAGTGCTCCATGACGGCCCAGATGAAGCCCAGCTGGGCCTCCGCCGCCTCGAAATGCCACGGGCTGAGCGCCGGCCACAGGCGCCAGTCGATGTACTCGCGCACCGGCTTCCCGCCTTCGAGAGCGATCCGCCACTCGTCCGGGCACCACACGGGCACCGTGTTCGGCGTCGCCAGCAGCGTCTTCATGCCGGCCCGGCGCGCCTGGTTGACGCGCGCATCGAGCGCCGCCCAGTCGTACTGGCCCGGTGTAGGCTCGATGGCGGCCCAGTCGACGAACTGGTAGACGGTCTGCATGCCGGCCTGCCGCAGCCGCAGCATCGCCTCGTACGGCGCCGGGACGGTCTGCATGTCCATCAGGATGAGGAACTCGTCGGGACGCATGAAGCGGTGTTCCGCGTTGGTCACGCCAGCCACTCCTCCAGCAGAATCGGGTGCGGCTGGATGTTGTCCAGGCTCCACTCGCCTCCCCTGTCCCTCAGGCATGCGTGCCGCAGGACTTCCATCACCCTGTCGGGTGTGTAGCCCCGATCGCGGAGCGTTGCGACCTTCCAGCGGCCGTCCGTTTTGCTCACAGCGTCGATCTGGCCACCGTGGTCATAGGTCAGGCGCGGGACGAACGTCTGCTTGGGGATCGGCAACCCCATGCGCTCGCAGCAGTGGCAGTACAGCCCGTACCGGCTCAGGAGGTCATGCCCGACGATGACGTGGTCCACGTTGCACACCGCGTCCATCCACGCCACGCGGGCGGTGAGGTAGAGGGTGTAGGGATAAAACTCAGCGGTGTCTCCGATGACACGCGGGGTGTGCTCGAAGATGCCACTGTCGAACGCGTCCGGCCAGACCCGGCGCACGGCGTCATCTGCGCCGGCGGCCAGTGTCGACTCGAATACGAACTCGTCAGGGATCAGGCCCAGCCACGACAGGTCTACCAACCAGTCCCGCCCGAATCGCCGCATGTCCTCCCTCGACAGCGTGCGCAGCCACGAGGTCTGGTCATCCTCGCCGCGCAGCACCCACCGGCCGCCGGTCGACACGGCGGCGTGCCGGTTGGCCAGCGCCAGGTAGACGTGACCCAAATGCGGCCGACCGTTGAGAGTCGGGTTTATTCGAGTGGTCGTCATCCGCGGTACACCTCATGCCCGTTCATGGCCTGGTCGAGAGTCATCGGGCGCGCCGGGTCGTCCCGGTGCTCGGCTGTCGCCGTCGCGTCGATCCACCACTCTGCGCCGTATTGCTTGAGCGCGTCAGCCGCGAAGGCCGGATCCTCGCTCAGCATCACGCCGCGCTCGATGGGGTGCGGGCCCCAGCGGAACGGGATCACCTCGAACAGGTCGCGCCGGATCAGGCAGTAGCCCAGGGTGCCGTGCGCGCAGTTGATCAGGTTCCCCTTGCGCATCCGCTCGCCGAACACGTACACCGCCCGGCCGGCATGCGCGCCGCGGCCAGGCACCAGGCCCCCACACAGGGCGACGTCCAGCGCGAGCAGACGCTGGAGGCCATCCGGCTGCACCACGACGTCGGAGTCGACGAACAGCAGGTGCGTCGCGCCGATGGCGACGGCCAGCGCGCGGGCCATGTTGCGCGCGACGCAGATCGGCTCCAGGCGGCTTTGGTCCTGGTCGACCTGGCTCCGCCGCGACCACGAGCTCTGCCGGCCCCACACGTCCAGGTGCCACGGCCGGCCCGACCCGGTCAGCGCTTGGAGCGCAGGGTCGTACGTCTTCTGGCGCGTCGTCTCGATGTTGAGATAGAAGGCGCAGTCGCCCTCGATCCCCAACATCGCCGGCAGCCCGATCAGCTGGGTGCCGGCCTTGCGGTCGCATAGAAGCGTCGCAACCAGGATCATGAGAACCTCCGATGTGCCGACTGGTGGCACCGCCGGCACAGCACCTGCAGATCTGACGGCCGCTCCCGCCACAGCACGCTCCGCCCCCCGCGCCGATAGCGCAGATGGTGCACCTGCAGGGCACGATCTCCCCCGCATTTCGAGCACTGCCCCACGGCCCGGGCCAGAGCCAGCCGGCGCGTGTGCTGCCACCACGGAAGGCGCAGGTAGAGGCGGTACAGCAGCCGGCGAACCGCGCGACGAATCGCCCCGGGGCGCATCATCGCCAGAACTCCGCCAGGATCGGGACGTAGCCATCCGTCGCGCTCATCCCGATGCAGTAGCCGGCCCAGTCGGTGTTATTCCCGACCTGGTAGATCATCGACGCCACGCAGGGGTCGGCGTAGGCCAGGCCGTTGACCCACAGCGGAG